TCTTGCTCCGTGTGTGGATCATCGATAATAAGTAAGTCCGCCCCTCGTCCTGTGATAGAACCGCCAACACCCGCTGCAAAGTATTCCCCACCTTGATTGGTCTCCCAACGTCCTTTTGCCTTACTATCTTCTCTTAGTCTAACATCTCCAAAGATCTGTTTATACTCCGCACTATCAATTAAGTTTCTTACCTTAGCACCGAACCTTCCTGAAAGTTCTGCGTTGTGAGATACCTGCATAATTTTCATCTTAGGGTTCTTTCCAATCATCCAAGCAGGAAAGTATATGGATGCAAATTCTGATTTAGTGTGTCTAGGAGGCATATTCACTATGAGCCTTCCTTTTTTATTTTTAGATATTTTTGTAAACTCGTGTGCTATGTGTTGATGATGTCCCCACTTATCAGGATCACTATCAGTTCTACAAATGAAATCTGGCCAAACATTCTTTACAAAATACAAGAAGTTGTCTTGGCATAATTTTATATGTTTCAACCATACTTTTTCGAGCCTCTCTCGTAATTGATCGGTGGTCAATAATTCTGTATCTGTCATCTTAATTTACTATACCCTTGGGTCCCCTTAAAATCTACCCCCTAATTCTACGAGACCATACTACTTCTATTTGTCATACAGGTTATAGGTAAAAGTTAAATAAGTTAAAAAATTTACCGTGAAAAAAATATAATTTTTTTCTGTTATTTTTTGGGGGTCGTTTGGTACCTCTATCGAGTACCACGCCCCACGGATCACGTGGGGCGTGCGTTGTATTTAGATTGTTATAATTACTATTATTAAAAAAAATAGTAATGCGACCGAGAAATAGAAATCAACGCTTGTCATGTGTTTTTTTCTTTTTCTATTAGCTTGTCGATCTCATCAAAGGCATATTGTTCAATTGCTTTTAAAGTCATCTCACTGCCTACTGATCGAGTCGTAACAAAGTTACCTCGCTCGATTTCTAATTGCCAAAGCCCCTCGACCCCTCTAAGGGGTCTAAGGATTATAATATAGCTTTTATAAGATAGCTTAGCCATTATATTTTTACTGTGTTTACTTCAAGCGTTACAGAATTAACAACCTTAGTTTTATATTGTTCATATAATTTAGGGTGATCCTCCTGCAATCTTTTAAGATCAATTGTATTATATTCTTTGTGCTTAGTTTGGGCGTGTACATTGTAGCCTTTACAAGTTGTGAAGACTTGCCCACCGTTAGCGTCAACAATAGTAACTGCAGGATCTTTTAAATCGCTTGCTAATTTTGTGAACGCTTTTTTATTGTCGTTAGCTTTATTATAATTAAATAAAAGCTTCGATTGTTCAGTAGTTAATTTAAATAACTTACTGTGTTTTTTTAGTGTACTCATTTTTTTAACTCCTATTGTTAGTATTTATTTATGTTTAACACTGATCCCATATTAATGAGATATTAAAAAAAAGCAAATAAAAAAATTAAAAAAATTAAAATTAATATTTCCTTTTTTAAGCACCATATTAAGACGTAAAGCAGCTCCATACTTTAGAACCGTTCTAAACTGCGATCTTAATAAATGAATTAGTCTCGACCTTTTTGCCTAAGCCTTTAGCAACTAAGCCTACAATCACGCCCCTCGGATCCTTGAAGCGCAGGTCGTGTTTATCACCATCTATAACAGGTCGACTCATCCATTTTTTCGGCAGCTTATCCTTAAAGACTACAGCAACGTTAGCATAATATTTTGCCATTGCTGCCACTTGATCCTGGTAGTTGGTCCCGGAGTCGCTAAAGGTTACGTGATAATTTTTTTTATCATGATCAAGATAATTTAGAACTTTGGTGTAGTCATAAAATTGCACATCAGGATGGAGATCCATAAGAGACTCGCCCCCTTCAACTTTATATTTAAACCATGGCAGGTCGGACGTTCCATTGAGTCGAACGGCAAATTTAAAACCGTCTCGAGCTGCTCGCTTTTTTAGTAGCCCGATTTCGTTTGACAGCTCATAAAGAAAACCGTTTTTATTATTCCAAAAATAATTAGTTTTATTTATTCGAGCCTGCTGCACTGAATTCATTTGACCCCGTCCACTAGTATTTAAGCAGGGCGCAATGCATCCGCCAGGACCTTTAGTTGCTTTAGGACAAACATTTTTGCCGCTCATATTATAGGGCGCAAAATGTAAGATTGCCGTTTTATATCCGAAGGCCTCACCCTTAGCCATTTTAGTTTGGCTGTAATAATTTAATAATGTCATTTTTTTATTCCTTTTTAGTTAGTTAATGAATCTTATTAACATGGGACGGGCTGAGCTGTCAACTTTTATTTTAGCTCCTGCTGCCATGACTCACAAAAAATAAAGGGCTCGACCTGGAGGCCTGGAGGCCTTGAAACTTTGAGCTGCCTTGAGCTGCCACGACTCACGGGACCAATTAAAAAAATAAATTTTTTTAAATATTAGTTAATAAGGTTAACGAAAAAAAGTTGCATATAGGAGTTTCATCTCGCACGTACATATATAGTTATAGGTACATCAAAAAAAATGTTGCATAGGGCTTGATAGGAATATTGTTTTTTTAGTTAATACTAAAAAACCAAAAAAGGCACATGGGACTTGATAGCAATACTATTTTTTTAATAGATGCGTGAGACGTGGTTCATGCGTCTTGAATTTTTTGCATTGCGTCACTTAACGTGAGTGATGAGTAGGCACGAAACAAGGTTCTCGGTTCACGAACCACGAAAATTTGTAAATTTTGAGAAGGTCTCTGCGAGAGGTCTTCTCGCAAGATAAACGAAGTGCCACCATTTTTAAAATGGGTTAAATGCCAATTGATTTGGTACTTTGAAACACCAATATTCTTGACACCATTAGACTTGAGTTCAATCCAAATACTTTTACCATTTATCAACCAAAATACATCTGGAATTCCATTAATAGTATTACTTTCTATACGAAATAATTGACCTTTTAATCTAAGTAATTTTATTCTTTTCCAAAGGTTTGCCTCTGATTTTTTCATTATGTTATCAAGTCAATAACATAAAAAAAGGGTCAACTCCACTCTCGCATTGTTGACCCCTTAATCAAGATAATTGGTTGTCTGTGTTAATCCCAATTATCAAGAATTCTATGTCCAACTTCCAAAATAATATTTTCCGTTGCTTTCAATACTCTCTTTGACTATTGAATATTTTTTTATATGTTTGGTTATGTCTTTAGATACCCAACACAAAGACAATTTTACTAAACCACTCTTATTTTCTAATTGTTTAAAAATGTAAGAAAATAAACTTTGTCTGTTTTTTAATACATCTTTAGTAAGAAACTTTAATTCAAAATTTTCTTGTGCCATGTCTTCAAATGTGGCAATTACATCTAAATTTAAGTTTTTTATTTTACTCATTATTCATACCTCAATATTTCAATGTCTTGCATCATCTCATCAACATTATATCTTTCACCAACTGTTAATTCTTTTAAATCTATCAAAACATCATTGCCATAACAATATTCATTAAAAAATTTGATAGGGTCATCAACAGTATGTGAACAAGGACTACTCTCATCTCCACACCAACGAACTATAAAGAATTTCATGCCTTTTAATTTTTTTACTAAATCCTCGTACTTTGGTTCTGGTTTTGGTGGTTTTGGTTTTAGATGTTTAAAATCTTTTAATTGACTTTTTGTTAATCCATAATGCTTGATAGGGTCAACAGGATATCTTCCACATTCAGAAAGATATGGGTCTGTAATAAAAGTTCCTTCAACCATAAAACCTTTAGAACTGAATTGATTAGTAATTACTTTAAGCATTTAAAAATCCTCCTCTGACCAAGTCCAACCAAGTGAAATATCAAAAACTTTTTTTGTTTGACCATTTACATCTATATATTCTGCCTCAATTCCAACCCAATCTTCTTCATCAAACATTTTAATTTGAATACTATCTTCATCAATAATTTTAAATATAGATGTTGGTTCACTATCTAAAGTCTTTTTTTGAATTTCATTAAACTTTTCAATCTGATCAAGTTCAACCATAGGCATAGACCAACCATTCCATTTGTATTCATGCACAAAACCTTCAATATAATGTGCAAGGTCAATTCTATTGTCTGCAATCCAATGATCATGATATAATTTTACTTTTTTATAAACCATTGGTAGTTCATTTTTAAAAATGATTTTTTCATTCTTAAAATCATTAATAAAATTTTGATCTGTTATATCTACAGATTGAACAAATCCACCACCTTGAGGATTAATAGAAAGTTTGTTTTTTTCAAACTTGTTAATATCAAAGTATCTATTTTTTTCTTTTTTAAAAAGATACTTATTTGTTTTAATTAATTGTCTAATCTTACCTAGATTATAACTGTTCTCGGTTTCCTTTTTTACTTCGTATGCATCCATTTTTTGCTCCTTTGTTAGTTATTATTTTTTTATATGCATCTGATTGTTTAAATTCTAATGTTTTTTGTTTTAGAATTTTTTCAAACAATATCATGTTTTTTGTTTTTATCATTTTTCAACTTCTCTTAATGTTTTACTTCCACAATTTATGCACCAAAAATTAGAAAAATCAACTTTATTCTTTTTTTCATACTTATTTATTTTTTTATTTGAGGCATCACAAATTTCTCCTATATCAAGAAAACCATCATCAAGATTAAATTGTTTATTACATTTTTCACAATTATGAATTGTCATTTTTTATTCCTTTAAATTAAATAAGGTGTAGGACTTACTAGTCTTTCAATGCCTACACCCTATTATGAAAGTTTGGTTTTTAAAGTCTATACTAAACTTACAAAGAAACAGACTATCTGTTACCTATCTCTACTAATAGCAAAGTTAGGACAAATTCGATTAATAAAAGTTAGCAAGTGCCAGACAACAATATCATATGGCTTCTCATTAGTTTTACAAAAATCAAATGAAACATCTTGACCTTCATAAGTTTTATCAAATGGAGTTCTTGCTTCCTTGTTTAAATAAAAGTCTTCATGACCATTATCTCCAATACCATTGAACTTGATAATATCATCTGTACTTTCATCTTTAATTAAAAATCCAACTACTTCTTTTATGTAATTAAATTCCTCTTTAATT